CTCGCAGAAGGGCGTCGGTGTTTATCGCAATGTTGCTGGGGGCGTTGAATATAACCCGGTCACTGTTGGTCGTCAGATGGTGCCTTTTGAATCATCGGGTGCCAAGCGGTATATCTCTAGACATGCTAAAGAGGGTTTAGGCGCGCAACAGGCAGTTCGCGGTCTTTTGGATATGCAGGAAGGCTCTTCCTGGGGTAAGGTAATTACGCATTCCTCTGGGCCGTTTACAGCGTTCAATTTAAATGTTGCCAAGTCTCCGACCAAGTCGCAAATGAAACGCGCTTTGGAGATTTCCCAAAAGCATAATATAGAAGTTATTGCCAACAAAGATGGTGGGCTGGCGTTTGCTATGATGCACAATGATGATCTTTGGAAGTCTTCACCGAGTCTTTATAAAAAAACGCCAACCGGGCGTGTCAGTAAGCGCCTTGATGAAAAAGCAGTCGCCAGACATCTAAATAAGTTACTAAAGGGTGATCTGGGCAATGAATTAAGCGCGGTATTCAAGGGTGCCGAATTTGAGCGTGGTATCTGGAGCGGCGGCTATATTGATCTAAGCGAGGAGCTTGCCCTTAAAAGTGCTGGAAAAGGACTTGGCACAAAAGCGGTTTTAGACCAGTTGGGCAGTTTGAGAAAAAATGCGCCAGGGTTTTATGAGAATCTAGTAAATAGTAAAGGTGTGCAGATCAAAGCTCAAAAAAACCTAGCGCGTTATCAGAAGTGGCTTGGCAAACTCGGTGATAAACAGCGTGATGATTATGTCAAGCTGCTGGAGATTGTAGGCAAAGACAAGCTGAAGGGTTTAGTCAATTACGTTAAGAAGTACGGCGCGGCTGGCCTTCCGGCAATTGCCGCCGTCGCAATTTCTTCAAGTCTTCGGGATGTACGTTCCGGTAGAAAGTCGGGTCTAGGGGAAGATCGTACCTAAAATACAATTGAGTATAAGAACCATTGTTTAGTTTGATTCGTATATCACAGCCTGGAACGGTTGTATCGTGAGGGTCTTTCCACCCGGCACGGCGAAGTGCTTCAAATGTTGCTCTGGGACTAACAAAAGCCATAAGGGATTCCTCTCTTTAGTGCTTTAGCCGGGGTGGCTGGGCGCACAAGCTGAAAATCAAATGCCCGAACTGAGATTTTAACAAATCATTATATAAATTTCAAGGGGTCGAGACAAGGATTCGACAATCGCTTAAACCGCGCAAGCGAAGCGGTTGGACTCCGGGGCAGAACCGGGCGGCTTCACCAAAATTAACAAGATGGTAAAAATGAACGATTCTGATTTTCACTCACTTGTTCGCAATGAGATCGAACAAGCGGTAAATTTTCACGACAGTGAATATGCCGCAGACCGCATTGAGGCGTTGGATTATTATTTGGGCAATCCGTTGGGCAACGAGATCGACGGGCGTTCAAAGCTGGTGCAAACAGAAGTCAGCGACGTAATTGAGTCGATCAAACCGTCGCTGCTGAAAATATTCACGGCGACGGATGACTTTGTCAAATTTGAGCCGCGTGGGCCGGAGGATGTAGAGGCCGCAAAACAGGCGACTGAATATGTCAACTATATTCTGAATGCCGACAATGAGGGTTTCACGATTCTGGCGAACTGGTTTACCGATGCTCTGCTTTTCAAAATGGGCGTGGTCAAACACGTCTTCGATGAGAGCAAAGCGGTTGCCGAAGATGTTTATGAAGGTTTGACCGGAGATGAACTGACGCTGCTGTTGTCCGATGATGAAGTCGATGTTGTCGAACAAGAGGAAGTTGAATATGGCGAAGAAGTTATCTCGCAGGACGGCTCGATTACGCCGCCGCCAATTGTCTACAACGTCCGCGTCCGCAAAACTCATCGAGACGGTCGAATCAGAATCGAAAACGTCCCGCCGGAAGAATTTCTCTTCAACCAAAAAGCCAAGAGCCTAGATGATTGTCGGTTTGTTGCACACCGCACAACGATGACGGTCAGCGATCTGGTTTCTCTGGGCTATGACCGAAATGTTGTTGAAAGCCATGTCGGCGCGTCTGAACTCGACATGCTCAACGAAAAGCAACAGCGTTTTGAGACTTTGGAGAGCAGCGCCGAGAATACAACCAGTGATATTAGTCAGCGTGATGTGCTGGTAACAGAGGCTTATATTAAGGCCGATTATGATGATGACGGCATATCCGAAATCCGCCGCGTTGTCGCTTTAGGCTCAAGCTATGAGGTCGTCGATAACGAGTCGTACCACATGATGCCGTTTTCTGTGATCTCTCCGATCTTGATGCCGCACCGCATGGTCGGGCGATCCATCGCCGAAATGTTGATTGATCTGCAACAGTCGAAAACTGCAATTGTTCGGCAGCTTCACGACAATATCTATTTTCAGAATAATGCCAGGGTTGGGGCAGTCGAGGGTCAGGTTAATCTCGATGATTTGATGTCCAATCGTCCAGGCGGAATTGTTCGCATGAGAGCGCCGGGAATGGTTCAGCCACTGGTGCCGCCGCCGGTTGCCGACTCTGCATTTCCGTTACTGGCCTACATGGATCAAGTGCGCGAGATGCGTACCGGCATTTCGAAGGCTTCGCTTGGCCTCGATCCAGACGCGCTACAATCCGCGACCGCTTCTGCCGTCAGCGCGACAGTAAGCGCAGCGCAAAGCAAGATTGAAATGATTGCGCGGACGTTTGCGGAGACGGGCGTTAAGCGTTTGATGAAATGCATCTTGCAGCTAGTGCAAAAGCATCAACAACAGCCGCGAATTATCAGACTGCGAAACAAGTTCGTAACGATGGACCCGGCTGCCTGGGAAAATGAATTTGACATCATCGTCAATGTTGGCCTGGGCAATAGCGATCAGGCGCAACGCGCAGCCGCGCTTGCACAGATTGCGTCGAAACAAGAACAGATTTTATTGCAAATGGGCATTGATAATCCTCTCTGTTCGCTGGCTCAATATCGCAACACCCTGGTCAAGATGCTGGAGTCGTCTGGGTTTAAAAACGGCGGTGATTTCTTCCTCGACCCGGCCAACCTACCGCCAGACGTGCAGCAACGATTCCAACAGAAGATGGCGCAAGCCGGTCAGGGTGACAACGCTGTCGAGCGCATGAAGGTCGAAGCTGAGATTGCTCTGGCTAGAGAAAAAATGATGGCTGAGCTTCAATTGAAGCGCGAGGAGTTGGAAATGAAAATGGCAATCCGCAAGCAGGAAATGGAATTTGAGGCGCAGCTTAGAGGTCTTGAAGCGGCCACCGGCGCAAATATCAGCACCAACATTCCGAGGGTATGATGTACGATTTAGAGGACGAAGTTGCAAAGGGTAACAAAGCCGCCGAGGTTGTGCGGAATGAAGAATTTCAAAACGCCTTTGAGGCGTTGGAAGAATATTATTTAGAGCAATGGAAGCGCTCCGAGCCGGAAGACGTGGCATTACGCGAGCGCTTATACATTGCCGCTGGCACACTGCACCACATCAGGTTGCATCTAGAATCTTTGATGATGACGGGCAAGATGGCTAGCGAACAAATTGAAGCGGGGAGCGCTAAAATCCCGCTGCACTGATCTTGTCCATCGGACATGATGACCAAGCCCATTCGGGCAGTCTAATATAGTGGAGAATTATTATGGAAGAAGCAGCCCCTGACACAGGGACTTCTCGCTTGTCAACTGCTGATGCGGTTGATGTCCTTCTTTCAGCAACAGCACCGGAAACGGAAAAAGCTGACGCTGGCGAAGAGAAACAGACTCAAGAACAATTGGTTGAAAATGAACCCATTGTTGAAGAGTCTGACGCCGAAGCCGATGAGGTGGAGGTCGAAACCGTTGACGCTGACGACGAGGCAGAGGAAATCGATGACGATGAATCCGAAGCCGATGTCGAGGAAGAAACGGAAGACGTAGTCCAAGACGACGCAGAACAAACCTACGCGGTTCGCGTGGGCGAGGAAGAGTTCGACGTTCCATTATCGGAATTGACAAACTCGTATATGCGGCAGTCAGACTACACACGGAAGACACAGCAAGTCGCCGAGGCGCGTAAAACAGCCGAAGCGGAACTGGAAGCCGTGCAAGGCGAGCGCTTGCGCTACGCCGACCAGCTGAATGCTTTGGGTCAAGCCCTCAGTCAACAGGAACCGACTCAAGAATTTTGGGATGAATTATATACTTCCGATCCTTTAGAATACACCCGCCAGCGTGATCTGGCGCGGGATAGGAAGGAAGCCGTCGAGCAAGTTCAGGCTGAACAGGTAAGAGTTCAGCAAGAGCAAATGGCTCAAACTCAAGTCGCCGCGCAAAAGCGGTTGGCGGAAGAGCAAGAGCGATTGACGGAATTGATTCCAGAATGGATCGATCAAACATTAGCACAGACGGAAAAATCAGCGGTTGTGACATACGCGCAGCGAAAAGGTTACACACCTGACGAATTGCAAAACGTCTCTGACTCCCGTGCGGTTATGATGATCCGAAAGGCGATGCTCTATGACGAGCTTATGGATGGAAAGCCAGCCGCTCAGAAAAAGACTCGCAAGGCTCCTAAGATGACCAAGAGTGGTCAGCCGAAAAGCAATCGACAATCCAATCAACGGCGAAAGCAAAAAGCTCTCGCTAATGTCAGCAACAAGAAGGGACGGGCGGCGATGGACGCTGCCGTGGACTTTCTGTTAACTTAATAGGAGACTAACATGGCAACCTGGGCAACCAGTACAGCCATTGGAGAACGGGAAGATTTGGTTGATGTAATCACCAGAATTGATCCCGACGATACGCCGATATTTTCCAATGCCAAATTGACGACCACAAAAGGCGTATTTCACGAGTGGCAAGTACAAGAACTGACCGCTGCCGTTGACACGAATTATGTTAACGAGGGAGCGGACTGGTCCTATGTTAATCCGAGCGCAACTACACGTCTCGGAAATTACCACCAAATAAGCGCACAAGCCGCCCAAGTCAGTAAGACGTTGGAGGTTGTCGATAAAGCGGGTCGCGATAAGGAAGCGGCTTATGTCAAAATTTTAAAAGGCATTAACTACGAGTTCAGTGCCGCCGCTTAGTAATAAGCGGGCAATAACTGGGTGAATTGCTGGGAAGTCTGGCAACAGATAATCAGCAGCGAAGCCTCGCAAGAGGAACGTCCAACGACTATTCCGAAAGGAAGTAGGAACCAAGTGGTTCCGAAGCGCCCAGCCCCTTAAAAAAGGGTGATGAGATAGTCTCATCTGCACAGGTTGAAAAGCAATGTGCAGCAGCCGGAAGGCGGGTTAAGATTAACGATCTTAATTGAAGGTAAATGTGAACAACGCCGCGATATCGATAAAGCGCTTTTCAAAAATGAGGCACGGTCAAGTTCCGATCCTCGCAAATGCGGCAAATTTCTGTCGTACATCACCAACGTAGTAGTCGAATCAGGTTCGTCTGCCGCAACTGGTGATGGTTCTGATGCCGCTACAATGTCGGGTACAGATGACGCTTTGGCGTTAGCCGACGTTGATAGTGCAATGAAAGATGCGTATAGCGATGGCGGAAGTCCCGACATGCTTGTCGTGTCACCCGCCAATAAGGTTGCGTTTAGTGACCTGTCCAGCGGAAGCATTGTGACAAACCAATTGCATATGACGGCGAGTGCGCCGAAAGATGCGATCATAATTGGTTCAGTTTCGATGTATCTTACGGATTTCGGCACACTAAACGTCGTTATTGACCGGCAAGCTACCAACACGGAAATCTTGCTGCTCGATTCTGACCACTATTCAATCGGTCATTTACCTGGCCGCATGTTCAGTGTCAACGACGTAGCACCAACAGGAGATCGCGAACAGTTCGCGATTGTTTCAGAGTGGACATTGATAGTCGATGCGCCCAAATCGCATGCCGCGATTTTCGATCTGAATACTTCCTGATCTTAAAACATAAGCGCGGGGAGGGCTTCGGCTCTCCCCAAACTTTTCGAGGTTAAAATGAAATTACCGCTTTCCCAAGCACCCGGCAAAAAGACCTACATGCAGACCGATGGCGACGATATTCACGTTGTCACAGAGCAACAAGTCGATCCAATCATTGCGGCCAACAAGCGCATGGCTAACGATTGGCGCTACGGCAGTCTAATCGGCAACACTCAGCGTCATCAGCAGAAGGTCGCAGAAATTCCCGGCAATCTCTATCACCAACTCGTTGAAAAATTGGGAGAGCCGAAACACAATTTGACGGCTTGGAAAAAATGGTTGAACGATCCAGAAAACCGTCATTTCCGGTCAATAGGCGGTACGGTCTAACATGGCTATAACGACTTACACAGAATTAAAGACGGCAGTCGATAACTGGCTCGCCAGGACAGATTTGTCTGGGCGCAGCCCGGAGTTCATCACGCTGGCCGAGGCACGGATGAATCGCGAGTTAGAAACGCGCAGTCAGGAAAAACGAACCACCGCAACATTGGTTGCCAGTGACGCATACGTTTCATTGCCTACTGATCTGAGACGAATCAGAGAGGTGCGGCTGAACACATCACCGATTACCGTTTTGAATTATCATTCTCCCCATGCCATCGACCGCGAGTATCCAAGCGCCGGCACAGGCAAGCCGGTCGCGTACTCGATCATCGGCACTGAAATTTATTTCCGCCCGACGCCGGATTCCGGCTACACGGCGGAAATCATGTATGTCGCTGACATCGACGCCCTTGGCGATGCCACTGCAACGAACAACATCCTGGCGAGACATCCCGACGCTTATTTGCATGGCGCACTCGCCGAAGCGTTTGGCTATCTGATGGATGACCAACGCCGGGGCTTCCATGATGCACATTTCGGTCAAGCAATTGCGGCGATAAAAACAGATGAAGACAAGGCCAAATACGGCAGCGGTGCCTTAACCTATTCCACTGATTACGGAGAAGTTCGATGAGCGCAATGAGCGATTATCTTGAAAATGAAATCCTTGACCACGTCCTGGGTACAGGATCATACACGATGCCATCGACAATATATGTCGGTCTTTCCACCGGCAGTTTTGGTGATGACGATAGCGGCACCGAATTGAGTGGTAGTGGCTATACGCGACAGTCAATTACATTTGCCGCCGCGTCGTCCGCAAGCGCCGCGTCAAGCGCGACGGTGACGTTCCCAACCGCAACCGGCTCCTGGGGATCAGTCAGTCATTATGGAATTTATGATGCGTCAACCAGCGGGAATCTTTTAATCCACGGCGCATTCTCGGCGGCTAAAACCATCGGAAGCGGTGACGTGCTTAGAATTAATTCCGGCGATCTGACTGTCACGGCAGCCTAGTCATGGCCGAAATTGTCGGCCCAACTTTAGAACAGCTTGACGGCTGGTCAACGTCCATCGATGCGCTGGTCACATCACTTGACAGTTCCGATTGGAACACGGCGGCTCTGAGAGAAGTAGCCAATTATCGTTCAAGCCCAACGCTTGAGCAGCTCGACGCATATTCAAGCAGCATCGACGCAATCGTCACGTCGCTGGATAGTCTGACCAGCTTCGGAACAGCCGAAGTTATCACCATCACGGCGGCAGCAACGGCTGGCCTTACGGCGGCGGCAAGCGCAGCGCCCGGTATTGCGATTACCGAATCGGCAACGGCAACGCGCATCCAGGCAGTTAGCGATAGTGTCGCAATTGCCATCACTGAATCGGCGACTGCAACACACATCCAGCCGGTAAGTGCCAGTGCGGCAATTGCCATCACGGCTAGTGCGCCGACGCTGGTCATGGTCAGCGACATTGACGGCGGCACAATATCGGGTTGGTTTACAACAACCGGCACGGCGACTTTGGTCGCGCAGCCGACCGGGACTCCGGGGATAGCTATGACAACAACTGCAACCGATGAAAAACTCGGCGAGACTTGGACACAAGTCAGCGCGGGCGGTGAGACTTGGGCCTCGATATCCGCTGGCGGCGAGACTTGGACACAGGTCAGCGCGGGCGGCGAAACTTGGAGATCAGCAGCGTGATTGAATTTGGAGAATGGCTACCTGATCAACCAGGTTTGAACAACACCGGAGCGACCGAAGCAAAAAACGTGATTCCTGCTCTACGCGGATACCGCTGTTTCCGTGGTTTAAATGCGTTATCCGGCGCAGCGACAAACAAGATTTTGGGGATGTATGCGGGCAAGGCCGACGATGGCAGCACGACGTTATACGCTGGCGACAGCGGTAAACTTTACAAAATGTCCGCTGCCGACAGTTCTCTGACTGACATCAAAAAATCCGGTGGCTATACCACAACGAGCGGTAATTTTTGGCGGTTTGCTCAATTCGGTGAGACGCTGATTGCGGTTAATTTTGATGATGCGCCACAGGCTATCACGGTGGCTGCGGGAGGTGTTTTTGCTGATCTGGGCGGTTCGCCGCCGAAGGGCAAATTTATTGCGGTCGTGCGCGATCAGGTGATGATTGCAAATGTCGATGACGGCGTTGACGGCGAAAAGCCTTATCGTGTCTGGTGGTCTGCCATCAACTCGGCAACCGGCTGGACGAGCGGAACCAATCTATCCGACTATCAAGATGTTGTCGATGTTGGTGATTGCACCGGGATGGTCGGCGGCGAACACGGGATAATTCTATTTTCAAAGGCCATTGTCCGTGCGACATTTGTCGGCGCACCGTTGATCTACCAATTTGACAAATTAACAAATGATCGTGGTTGCTCAGTTCCTGGCAGCGTTGCGTCCGTTGGGCCGTCGCTGGTTTTCTTTTTATCCGACGACGGATTTTATATGCTGCGCGGTTCTGAAATTGTGCCGATTGGCGCACAGAAAATAAATCATTGGTTTCTTGACCGATTCAAATCCGCTAATCGCGCAAATGTTGTTTCAGCCGTTGACCCGATTCATCAAAACGTGATTTGGGCGTATCCGAGCCTGAACAGCAGCGACGGTGAGAATGATGAAATCATCATATATAATTACCATTTGAATCGATGGTCTTACGCCGAACAGGCAACAACAGCCATTGCCCAGCTTTTCACAGGTGGCTATACGCTGGAGGAATTGGACAACATATCCAGCAGCATCGACGCGCTGCCAGCGTCTCTGGACGATGGGCTTTATCAAGGCGGCACATTTTTCTTCGCCGGGGCCAAAGATAAAAAAGTTTCATCCTTTGCCGGGAGCGCTCTGGCCGCGACCATTGAAACCGGGGAATTTAGCGTCTCACCTGGGAAGCATTCTTTGGTGAATAACGTGCTGCCATATGTTTCTGCCGATGCTGGTCAATCGCCATCAATCACGGCAGCGGTTGGATCGCGGTCATTGCAGACCGCTGTTCCAACGTTCACCGATGCCTCTGCGATCAACGCGGCTGGCTATTGCCCAGTGCGTTCCAGCGGCGCTTACCACCGCATCAGGGTTGCCATTGCCGACGACGCTTTCGACACGGCGCAGGGCGTTGATGTTGACGTACAACAAATTGGGCTGCGATGACAACCACATCATTTCGAGCGCTGACACCATTTTCAAATCAGCGTGAAACAAGCGAAGTTGTCAATAGCATTTTGGGCGGAAAACTGAATGCTGTCGCGTCCGTTACAATTACAAATTCAGCAACGACAACCGCTGTGACCGATTACCGTGTTGGTGCGGAAAGTGTGATTTTATTTATGCCGACAACGGCAGCCGGTGCAACCGAGTTGGCAAGCGGCAGCATGTATGTCAGCGCCCGATCAAAAAATAGTTTCACCATCACGCATACCAACGACACGACCACAAGATCGTTTGATTATGTTGTCATCGGCTGAACTAAAAGAGGATTTTGTTGCCGCCGCTCCGCATCTGGCAAATGCACTGGAGCGGGCTGGAAATACGCATCATCTCAACGATGTTTACGGGATGCTATTGAGCGGCGAAGCGGCGCTTTTTGTTGGCGATAGGAGCGCAGTGGTAACGCAGGAAATTGAAATACCGGCTGGACGGCAATTGCACTTTTGGCTGGCAGGGGGCGATCTGGACGAACTGGTCAGGATTGAGGCTGCCGTTGAGACTGCTGCACGGGAAAAGGGAATACATAGATTTTCAATCGTTGGCCGAAGGGGCTGGCGAAAAAAACTCCCAGGATATCGGGAGTCGGGAGTTATTTTCACGAAAGAGGACAAACAATGAGTTTTCTTGGAGACATTTTCGGCGGTAAGCCGGAACAGGTGGCTGTTCAAACAATCAGCAACAACCCGCCAGCATACGCGCAGCCGTCGTTGACAAACATCATGTCGCGGGCTGAGGAGTTGTATAACACGCCGCGTCAATATTACACCGGCCAGGGATATGTGGACTTTGCACCAGCCACCCTAGAGGCGCTGAATCGCGGCGAGGCCAGGGCAATGGCCGGTTCCCCGTTGTTGACCAACGCCCAGAATTTCGCAAATACCGCGATGGGTGGCGGTTTCCTAAATCCCGCCGCCGACATGCTACAGTCAACTGCGGCTGGCGACTATTTAGCAGCGGGAAATCCGTATCTGACTGCTGCGTTGCAGCCCGCGATGAATCAAATTCAGGGCCAGTTTTCACAGGCTGGCAGAATGGGAAGCGGCGCAAATATGTCCGCAATGACAACCGCGCTGGCACCTGTTTACGCTGCGAATTATGCGACGGAACGTCAGAACCAATTGGCCGCGCAACAGGCAATCGGCGGGTTGGCCCAGCAAGACTTTGCCAATCGCTGGTCTGCCGCGCAAGCTGCGCCCGCATTGGCGGCGGCGGATTACGATGACATTTCACGCTTGGCAACCTTTGGTCAGGCGAGAGAACAAAAAACGGCTGAACAACTCGCCGACGATATGGCCAGATTTAATTTTGAACAGAATGAACCGCTGGAACGCCTTGCCAATTTTGTAAGTTTGATTCGTGGCGGCACACTCGGCAGCACATCCAGCCAGCCGATATATGCCAATACGACTCAGGGGGCGATTGGCAATCTGGCCTTGTTGGCTGGCGCTGGCAAGATGGCGGGTGACGCCGGGATGTTCGAGTTCCTGGGGAGCCTGGTTTAATGGCCGATATTTATTCCCGCATGGCTAAACTGGGGCTGCTGAATTCCGGTGACAGAAAAGACGCCGCATTGATGGGGCTGCTCCAACTTGGTGGGCAGCTTGCCAACCGTGGCGCTCCGCGTCTTAGCCCAACGCCGCCGCCGATTGATCTCGGTGCGGCGATGAAAACATACCAGCAAGGCATGACGAATGCGATGACCCGCAATATGATGACGCGGAAGCTGGGGCAAGAAGAAGAAAGACGGGCAATATTTACTGACCCTAGCACTTATAAGGGATTTCCAAACGCATCCCCCGCGTTGATGCGTCTTGCACAGAGAATGGGTAAAGCGGGTGCCCCTTCGGCTGGTCCTATATTGCTCAAAGCTCTTGAACAAAAGCCACAAGATATTAAAAAAATCGGTGACAACAAATATGCAATTTGGAATCCTAATAAAGGCACATACAAAGTCATTGGTGATAACAAAAGCTCAATGTTTAGAGGGACCGGCAAATGGGGTCAATCAGCGCGAATATTATTAGACTTAACCGAAAAGATTACCAACAAAACAGCAGACCCACAAGAAGAGCGGGCATATTCAATCGCTTACCAAACACTTGGTAAGGACAGTGAAGAGCGCCGCTTTGGCCCTCAAGGTCAGACAATCATAGTTAAAGTCCCTGGGTTAGACCTATCTGGTTTTCCAAAACCAAAATCTCCAACCGTCAAACCAACGGATGGACAACCG